ATATTCTTCAAAAGAAATACCTCCTTGCCAATTTGGATGATTTTCTTTGTTTTGAAACAGTTCTTTCTTATGAACTTTCATTATTTTACTAATGTTTGGTCTCTTTTTGCCAAGCCAATATCTTGTTGGGTTTTTTAGCTTAGCTATTTTTTGTTTGTCTTTAATTTTTTGACAATCGTGTTCTTTTATTTTTGACATAAAACATTTGCATGTTTTACAGTTTTCAGGTGGATTAAATTTTCCTTCCTTGTGTCTTTGGATAGCTTTTAATCTACGTAATTCTTTTTGCTTTTGAGCTTCTTCTTTTTCCCAAGCTTCCTCATACGTTTTCCCTTTTAATCCCATTTTATTTTGAATATATAAAAAAATAAAAAATTAATATATGTTAGTAATCACCATGGTGAATATTTCAAAATTGTATCGTTTACTGACATTGTCATTTTTTGAGGTGCAATAGTTAATGATATTTCATTAGTACCTTCTTGTGAACTTGGCATTTCCATATCAATTAATTTACAACCACTTAATGTAATGAACGCATCTCTACTTCCAGCTGAAACAGAAATATCCATTAACATATTAAATGTTGAACCGCCAATGAAATAACTATCCCATAAAGTTTTAGCTCTACCGCTTGATGCATCTATTGTTGCAGTAAATTCATAATCTCTATTTAATGGAATTGGTGCTCCAATTACAGAAGTACCATCTAAATAATGCGGTGCTTCTAAATTATTATTCACACTTAAACTAAAATCTTTCAATTCAGTAAATTGTGTTCCACTTGGAACGAATAACTTTACATCTTTCCACATAAACGGTCTTGCAGTATTTTCAGTAACTGCTGTTGATGCTCCAGATGAAAGTGTTACATCTTGTCCAATATAATCAACATCACATGATAATGGTTCGCCTTGTGTTCCATTTAATGACCATGAATTAACACTACATCCTTTAATAGTTCGTACAAAATTTAATCCTGTTCCTACTGCTGTCTTACTATCTTCTATTTGAAAACTTGTAAAAGCATTTAATGTTCCTGATGTAAAAGCTAATGCCGTACTTGGTAATTCTGCTGGTGTATGTGTATATGGTGATGGTGACCCTGCGTCAGTATTACTACCTAATGCTGCAACTACCATTCTCCAATCTTGTGGAAAATATGATAATGCTCCCGTGTAATTTCTAGGTCCATCAATAAATTGATCAACATTTCTTCCTGATGTTCCTAAATATCTTGTTGTGATAACTCCTGTATCTTCATCTAATGTATGTTCTTGTACTAGTCCTGGCCAAATAGCTGTACCCAATTTTGTACCGTAAGCACCACTTTCCCAAAACATTACAACTTTATTATTTGCTGCTGTATATCTTGCCATTTTTTTATTTTCCTCCTTTATGCCCCTAAGACAAATGAGTATGTTATGTTTAATACCATACTTTTTACTCCTTCTTGCCCCAATTCATCAACTGGGGTCGCGCTTAATAATGAAAAATCATGTAAATCTTCAGTATCAGAAGATGAACTTGCTCCAAATTGATTACTCCGAAGTCTGTTAATAACTTGTTGAGTTAATTCATCACGTTCAATTTCATTTCTTGCCCAAATACGAATTTCTAATGGTATTCTTGTGAACCTTAATTCGCTTCTCATTCCAAGTTTTTGAATATCTTCTGGACCACTACTTCTAACTGTAATAATTCGATATCGCACTGCTCTTTGTGGATAACTAGTTAATACATGTTTTTCGTTTGCAGGTCTTGAAGAAGAAAGAGGATCTGTTATGTTAGTTCTTAAATCGTTCCGTATAAAAATTACTGTGTCGCTAATGAATGTACTAGTTGAAACCATCTATCTCCTCGCTTGGAATTTTATCACGCTTGTGATATTAATTATGTTTATTTTTTAATTAATAAAGATTATGTTATAAATTATATAATGTTTACCTATTCGCCTTAGCTGTTGCTTTTTTTACTGCTTTCATAATATTTTCTCTAATTTTTGGACGAATTCTTTTTTCAGTATTTTGAAAATGTCGTCGCGGAGAAATCTTTGTTGTTCCAAACTCCATAAACTTCGCAACATCTACAGTTGTAACTTTTCCACCTGGATATTTTCTACTTTTTGGTTCTACTACCATATATGCTGTTCCTTTCTTATTGGCTTCAATACTATTCCCAAACAATCCACTATCAACACTTTTTGGTTCGCTTCTTCTTCCAATAACACTTTCTTTTACTTCATCTTCAGCAAAAGCACCTGCTTTCACTACTTCTAAGTCTACACCGTTTTCAATATCTTTTCCGGTTGCACGTAATCGCCTTATAACTTCACCGATACCTGTTATTTCTACACTTACAACTCTACCCTTAGAACTAGTAACACGACCCATATTTATTCTCCAAATAAACTTCCGGTTGGTAAACGACGAACAAAAACTTTATGATAAATTATTGAACCATTAATTAATGGACTGTTTATACTATTACCTTCTGCTAAAAAGAATTCATTTGCGGGTGGACTTCCACCGATTCCAAGTTTCCATGTTCCTGAAATATTTACTGAACTCTCAAAATAAATTTTTAAATCATTGGTTTTAAGAAGACCTTGCTGAACTAAATCATTTTCTGATTTTCCAATAGGCTGAACCAATCCACTTGCCCAAGTATCAGCTCCACTTGTAAAAAGAATATCACTATCGTAACTTCCAGAATTAATTGTTTTTGTAAAATATCTAAATCTTACTGCTTGCCCATAATTATTAATTGTACTCTGTAATTCAGTTAATAACTCACCTGCTATCGCCATCTTCTTCTACTTCTTCTACTTTTTCAATAACCTTTTTAGATGGTTTAGGTTTTGTTTGATATGTCCATTCACCAGAAGCTACTAATTTTTTTGCTTTATCTTCATCCATTTCAATTTCTTGATAAGGTTCATAAATACTTGTTGTTTTTATTAATACCATTTTTATCACCCATATGTTCTAAAAAATGTAACTCTTCTCCCCAATAATTTTAATTGAATCATTGCATCTTCTTGAAATTGTTTTGATGCTGCAACTAAATTACTTGAACTTCCTTTTTTAATTGTAAAATCACCTAATCGAACTGAATCCGCATCAACACCAGTAAATTGCATTGCTTTTGCAACTTGAGCTGCAGTTAAATTAACTATAATATCTTGATGAGTAATTCCAATTGAATTACTTCCAATATCTGTTCCTGTATATTCTTCAACAAATTGTCGTTTCCGATCTGAAATTTGTAAAAGAGTTGATCCACTTATAGAAGTAGGAATATTTGGAACTAAATTGTGCACTTCCGTAGCTATAGAGCCTAAATTCCAACTAGACACAAATATCACCCACATTAATTCTTAAAAAATGACATCCTAATTTATATTTTTCTTTTAAAGTATTAGAAATCTTTTCTTTAATATTATTTTGTTCTTTTTCAGTTTTGGTTTTCCAATAATTTAATTTTTGTTTATTTTGAAGATTGGAATAATATTCTTTTAAAAAAATTGAATGTGATTGTTTACTTTTCCCTTTCATAAAATTGTTATGACAGCTCTTTGTACAAAAGTTGTTTTTGTTTAGTGAAGACTTAGACCTATAAAAAACATTTTTGCATAAAGTACATTCAATATTTTTTCCGGTTTTTCTACTCATCTTCGTTTAAAAATTTAAAATAAAAAAAAATTGTTTACCATAAGTAAACTAATGTTTGTGCTCCTGATGATGCTCCTGCTAATACAACTCCACGAGAATTATTTAATCCTCCTGCTGTACCTGAAACGTCTACATTGATAGTGTTTAAAGCTCCACCACCACCCATTCCGAAAGTTACTCCTTGATTAATGTTACCTTCTGTTGGGAAATAGTGAATTCCTCTTGTTAAAACACTTACATTTGCACCAGATGCTACTGTTGCTACTGCAACTCCTATTGGAGATGTATCTCCTGATGCTGCTTTCGCTTTGATACTTGCACCACCTGAAGCTCCTGAAACTGAAACCCACATACCGCCTGAAATTACTGTTTCAGCTGCGAATGTTGTGTATACGTTTCCTGCTGCGTATGGTGAACCTGTATTATCGTAAACAGTTGGAATATCTGCACTTCCTGTTAATACGGCATTGCTAGCATTTGCTGTTGTAACATTTAATGTTACTCCTGATACTGCTGTAGTACCGATAACATTTGTAGCGTTAACTAAAGCTGATCTTACTGCAGTAGTTCCTGAAACATTTACTGCTGTTACTGTAGTAGCATTTACACTCGTTCCAGATAAAGCTGTACTTGCTACTGCATTAGTAACTCTTACTGATGCACCTGAAAGGTCTGTACTTGCAACCACATTAGTTGCTAGAACACTTGCTCCTGATAAAGCTGTACTTGCTACTATATTAGTTGTTTTTACTAATGGAGTAACAACGCTTCCTGTTAACCATGTACTAGATACTTGACTTCCTGGTTGTCCAAGTTCTTCGTATCCTAATCCATCTATTGTTGATATTGTCATTTTTCATTACCTCCTATATTGCAAAAAAATAAAAAACAAAATAAACCGTTAGGTTTATGATGTTGTAATTTTCGCAATCGCTGGTGCTCTTAACTGTCGCACTTTTAATCTTTGTGTTACAGCAGCCGCACTCATATCATAACTTGGTAAATCAAAATTCTCAACACTAATTGGTCGCTTTTCAGCAATCACATATGCGTGATCTTTATCAGTTACAAATGATGTTGTTGTTGTCATACCAGCATTAGTGCTTACTCTGATTACGTTCATTCCGTAGATAACTCCTAAAAATCCTCTTTCAAGCATATCTCTGTTTCCTACTTTTTCAAACTCAACGAATGTATCAATGTTTCGTAAGTCAGCTAAAACTTCAATACCGATGAAGAATGTTGTTGGACTGTAGTCGCTATCTTCTAAGTATTGCATTGCTCGCGTAATGTTTGCAATTGTAATGCTTGCTCCACCTGATACTGTGTTAGTTGCGTTATCTAATGCGTCGCTAACGATTAAACCGTTTTCGTTTTCTGAAACTCTTCGACCTGCCATCTTAACATTGTTTTCAAGTAAGTTCCATTTTGCGTCTTCAAGCAATTCTCTTGTTATTCTAATTGCTACCCCATACTTAGTAGGTTTCAAGTTGAATGATTCGTATTCAGTTTGATCTAAAGGAATTTCTGCTCCTTCTGCGATCACTCTTACATCCATTTTATTGGGTGTAATTAAGTCTACGTCAACACTTGAACCTGGGATTTGTCCTGGTCCAAAGAACATTGCTGCTTCACTTCGTGGAATTAATGATTTTTCCACTTCATCGATTAATACATCGTGAATCTTTTTAGGGATTAAAAGTGAACCTTCAGTTCCTGTTCCGGTACTTAAAAATTCTTGAATGTTTTTTAATTCTGCCATTTTATTTTTTCCTCCTATTTATGCACGTACATCGATTACAGCGAATCCGCCTGATGCGCCTGCTGTTAATGCTCGTCCTACTACCATTGATGGACCTTTAGCTAATACTGTTGCTGTTGATCCTAATGGTTGAACCGCGTTACTGCCATCACATTTAACTGCTTCACCGCAAATCACTGTTCCATTACATTGTAATAAGAATGTTCCTCTTGTTGCTACCGCTAACGGTTCATTACTTCCTGTTGTTTGTAATGCAATTCCATTGAATTGTGTTCCACTCGCATCTTGTGCGAATAATAAATCACTAGTTGCAAAACTGTTTGTTCCTGAACTAACTACTCCTGTTGCACCTGATGCAAATACAAATACTCCACCACTGATTGTTGCTCCTCGCGCTAATCCACCAATAATTCTTGGGTTACCACCATCGAAAAGAGGTACATATCCTGCTGGATTTCCTATTCCTGCTGCTGCCATTTTATTTTATCCTCCTCAAACTTATCTTGCAAGTCTCTTAAATTCTTCTGAATTATAA